ACTGATACCATATCCAATCAAATAATTTAGCTACATTAGAAGAAGTTTTAAAATCAGATTTCTCTGTACCAGTAGCGGAAAAACGAGGTGGATTTTCTGTAAGTTCAGCTATAATTAAATCAATAGATGGGAGTATCTCGTTAACTGGTATAGCCATTTGTCCACGTGCTTCAAGAACTTTCTGGTGTTCTTTCTTCCACGCATTAATCTTCACTTCCCTATCTTGGATAGCCAGTTTCTTCCAAGTTTGCCGACTGCCACTGGAATAGTCTCTAAATATCTGCTCAGATAATATAACGTCTTTAGTTTTTTCCATCATTATTCCGCAGAAAAATGTGTTTTGTCATTAAAACCATCGCACATAACTCTTAAAGCATAGCTAATCTGGAATCCTTTATCATTAAGTTTAGGAAGCCAGTGAGTAGAAGATTCGCATTTAGGGCATTTAGGATATTCCGCATTAGGATTGATATGAACCTCAAATTCATGCCCACATTTATCACATTTTAAATCTTTAAATACTGCCATTAGTTTAACATCCAAGAATTGTTATTAGCTCGACCATAACGAATATCTTCATAGTCCATCATTATTTCTTGTTTAAATAAAGGTGTGGTCTTTATCGCTACTGAATGAGAAGGTGCAATTAACCGTTTAGTAGCTAAATCTAAACCATCTAATGTATCGTCATGCTTACCACGTGGGTACATTACCATTTCATCAACAAATTCTGTATGAGATTTTTTAATCCATAATACTCGGTTATAAAGATAGGGATGTAAGCGTTCAAGACGAGAGGACTTTTCAGTTCGTGGTGTTATCTTAGTTTCCATCCCCATCACAAAAAGGTTTTCTTCTCTAAGACGTTTGCGCAGATAATCACGTAGCATTTCTTGATAACCGACGGTTTCTACGTGGACTCTTGTAAATTTATGGTATCTAATGGAATTTATAATTTGCTCTGCATGTACAGTAGGGGTTACACGTTTACGAAAATAATCTAACATATAAATATCTTTACCAGTATAAGCAATAGGCATAGACACTGAAAAATCAGCTGTTTGTTTAGTAGAAGAAGCTGGGTCAACACCAAGAAATGTATTAACTGGTATAATTTTAGGTGTTATTAGTTCCTCAATGGTATATTCTGTATCCCCTTCGTGGGTAATTTTCATATAAAGAAAGCCATCTAATTCAGTTAGATGACCATCATACCAGCGAAGATATTCTTTTTTCATCAGTCTATCTTCGTCTCCAACAATTTGGCATAAATATTCTGAATAGAACTTAGATAATTTTCCCAGTTCTTCCAGTTCTTTCTTCTTGTTCATCAACCATTCATAAGGATACATCTCATTCCAGAGGCATTCCTTAGTATCTTCATCATATGCTTGGTAACGTTTAGTAACCCAATTAGTAGCATTTCTTAATCTTTCTACAATGCAACCTTCACGTATAGGTGTACCAATTACTATTACTCTACCATTACGTCTATCAAGACCAGCAAGACCACCAAGAAAATAATCAAAGTTCTTATCCATTTGTTCTTTAGTAATGGTGTTTAGTTCATCATCTGGGTCATCAAGAAGGTATAGGGTAATACGGGTATCAGATTCTAATGCACCACGAACGGGTTGCCCAGTACCTAATGCTTTAATAGTAACCCACCAGCGACCTATTTTGACTTTGATTTTATCTTCACGCCAAGTTTCAGCTACATTTTCACCAGAATAACCAAATAACTCTCTAAATGGTTGGCTGTAATTAAGCACATCTTTAATTTTAGTAAGGCGGTTTATAGCTTCAGGACGGGTTTTAGACTGAATAAGCACAAATTTATCACCAATATCGAATATTACATGGTCAAATACAGCCATAACAGCCTTAGATGATTTAGCAGTACCACGTGGTGCTTCGATTAATGTCTGTATTGAGCTACGGTCAGTAAGATAAAGGTCTAATTCGGAATGAAATGGGGGAGATGGAAGATAATACGTTTGAGGACTTATGGTTTTACCCAAATAAGTAAGGCTATCTGCGCATTTCTGTATGACTTCAGTTTTGGTCATTAGCTAAAAACGCCTCACTTTTTAATAAGGGACAAATATAATAAATATTTTACGAATGTCAATAGATGTAATGACGTTTTTTAATGCTCCTTTGCTCACAGAACTACAGTAATCAAAGGTCAAATATCCAGATACATTAATTTGGCTGTTCATAGATTGCTCTTTCTATTTGTGTTCGTTCTTCCAGTATCTTTTTAGTTCTTTCTACTGACTTTTCCCACACTTCTCTCTTAACCAGTACATATTTATCATATTTTACATAGTCCACTGGCTCTTTATCGAGCATATCTTTAGCATCAATAAAGGCTTGGTATTCAGGTAAGCGACTTGTACGTGGCATTAGTCCTTCTTCTTTTAGTTTTAGATAACTGTGAATTAATAACATTAATAGTTAATGGTTTACATACCACTAATTCTACTGCTTTATATGGCATATAATATATACCATTAACAGCTAATCCTAATTCATGTAATAAATCATATTGGCGTTGATAGCAGAACCATTTATCCATAATTTTTTTTATAAAAATTTTTAGAATATGTTATTTAAATTTAGCTAAGGTGGTTAATATGTTCATATATTTTATTAGATATTTAATTTAAAATATGTGTATGAACAATAATATATGTGAATATGTAAAAATATGTTATAAGAATATGATGTATAATCAAAAAATATGTTATAGAATTTATTTATGTTAAATTTAATAGATACATATATGTTATGTTATGTAAAAAATAGGTGTATAATTTATTCTGGTCTCTCCCCTTCCCCCATACCCCCATCCTTATGTCCTGTAGGGGTATCATTTCTATTAGAATTTCCATCAGTATTTACATTACCTATTACCTCTTGTTTTATTTCAGTAGGAGTATTAGATTTGAAATTATCAAAACTATCATAAGTCCTTGTTTCTTTTATCTTTGCAGTATTACCATCATATATTTCTTTATAGAATCTGGCTGTACTTAAGGCATCATTAGTACTTTTAATATTTTCTTCAGCTTTTACTGTAAGTTCTACTATTTTATCTAATGGATTTATACCTTTATCTAAGTAATATTGAACTAATCCATTATCTATTTCTTTTTTCACTATTTCATCATTTAGCATAGAATATATCCTCTTTATATACTTGTTATCATTATTACTGTAAACTCTTACAGCTAAATTTTTTATGTCATTTATATTAATATGCTTAGTATTCTTATATACTATAAGTCTTATTACTTCACTAACTAACTTCACCTGCCTTAAATTTATTCTTTTATATTTAGTCCTATGATGTTTATACACTTCTATATTCTTATTAAAATTAATAGCAGGCATATTTTTATTTTTTTCTATCTATATTATATGTTTAGTAATATATTATATATATAATACTATATATGTTATTATATATATCTTTACAAATTCTTTCGGGGTTGACCCCGCAAAGGTAAGCCTAAATTTTAATTCTGTCAATACGTGTAAACTAATAAATAAACCCCTATTTAGTAAATTTTACCTGTAACTAAGAAATTATTACCTCTCTATTTGATACAATAGCATCTATTTTGTATTATATCAATACAAAAATATACCTATATTGTATTACTTTGGTACTTTTATACTTTGGTACACCGTTTGATTCTATTTAACCATTGTACCGTTGTTTACATATTGATTGACAAACTTACAAAGTTTAGTTTGGGGCAGTTAGTCTAAAACTAACGGAGATATTATGATGAACTTATTATCATATGAACTACTAAGCGCAAAAATTGCAGAATACAAAAGCAATTTTGAACTAAATAAAACCTTAGCTGTCGAGCAGCTTATCGAAGCTAAACAATTAAAAATGCTTGAAATTAAAGACTTATCAGACTTTACTGCTATTCAAGCTAAAATTACAGAAATTACTGAACTTGATACAGAAATCCAAGCTATTAAAAAAGAAACTCCAGATTCTATTCAACCTAAGCAAATATTCCTATTCAATGGCGAATTATTTGAAGGACGAAAGAACGTTGTCGGTGTTGTAAAAAATAGCAGAAAAGACAAGTTTGCTGATGGTGACTTGGTGAAATTATCTTATAAAGGCATTGAATCAGAAACTTATCGAGTTTCCCAAATTGAAGGCAAAAACCCAGTAGTTATTAACAACCTAACCAATACACCTTATTCGCCAAGTACATTAACTCTTAAATTTCATACTGAGCAATTAGGCAAGCCTGCGCCACCAAATGGACATGGAATGGCTGGACTTTCTCACCCATATTGGGTAAAAGCAAACTGAATTATAACTGCCCCAAACTTTACTATTTTATTAAAACTAACCTAAGCTGGTTACAAGTCCAGTTGAAAAATAGCGAGTAGATAAACTTCTCATTTAGTCAGAGGTGGCAGTTATTCAGCCTTAATAGTGTTTACACATAGCCTCTGATTATTTTTACTGCATCTGTATCAATTTGAGAAAATCAATTTGAGCCTCTACAAGACGTTCTATTTAATCGGACGGGTATTTTATCGTTTTTGCTAAATAAACGTCACCTTGAGGCTATATAAAAGAAATTAGCCTATTTCTAAACTATACTTGGAATCAAAATTGAAGAAATTAGAAGCCAAATCCGAAAAACAAATTTTTTACCTTACACCGGATAATCGAGTGTACACTAAATTCGATGAACTGGGGAACAAAGAATTTGAAGTTTGCTATGGTATGCTCGATTTAGTATGCACAGTATTGTTATCTGATAAAAATACAACTATTTTAGGTAAGGTACTCATATTATTTACTGTGATAGCTATTTTGT